GGGAAGGATGGCAAGCAGGAGTGAAGGCAGAGCGTGAGGCTTGCGCCAAAGTCGTAGAGCAAGCAGGGATGGATGGATACGGCACGACAGCAGCCGCCTTACTGGTAAGGGAAAGGGGTGCGCCATGACTGAGCGCGAATGGCAGGGGCTGACGGATGCAGAAGTAGAACAGATTGTTGATGACTATTGGCATGATGTGGATATGTTTATTGAAGCCATAGAAAACAAGTTAAAGGAAAAAAATTATGACAAGTCCTAATCAAGAAGACTTTGCACCAGAAGTCCGTAACGCAGCCTGGTGGTCAGGCGATAGTCGCATGGCAGTACAAGGCAAAGCTGCTGACGTTATCTTGCAAAAGCAAGGCAAGATGCCGCCGCCTGATCTTTCCAATATTCAAGAGCTTCTGGATATGGGTAAAGTAATGGAGCCGACTATTGCCAGACTGTTCCAGGATAAGCACCGCATTGAATTGAAGGATGCCGACTATGCACTATCACATCCGACTGAGCCGTGGTTTCGCTCTCACTTTGACTACATCAGTGCAGATGGACGAATACTCGTTGAATGCAAGAATTACAACATGGGCGTTATGTCTAAGTTTGACGAAGAAACAAATGTGGTTCCTGCTGTTGATATGGTACAGCTCATTCACGAAGCGGCGGTACATAACGTGGAGCAAATATACCTTGCAGTCCTGTTCGGTGGACAGAAGTTCCGTACCTTCCACTTTGAAATAACACCAGAAATGAAAGACGATCTGGTGAAGACAATGGCAGAACTATGGGGCTATGTCGCATCAGGAAACCTGCCAGAGCCAGAGACACTAGACGCTTGCAAGGTGGTCTATCCAGTATCAACAGACCAGACCGTGATTGCCAGTGGCGCAGTGGAAAAGGCAGCCACTATGTTGCGCGAGTACAAGGACAAGATAAAGCAGTTGAAGGAAGAAGCAGAGTCTTTAGAAGTGGCAGTAAAGCAGTACATGGGTACAAGGGGATCGTTAATGGGCGTTGATGGCAGAACACTTGCAACTTGGCGCAGTTCTAAGTCAAGCATGAGTTTTAACGAAACGCTTTTCAAACAGGCAATGCCAGACATTTATGAAAAGTTTGTCACGGAAACGCCAGGTTCTCGCCGCTTTTTACTTAAATGAGAAGGGGATAGCAATGGAACTACGCGATCAAATCGCAATAGAAGCGCTGAAAATATTTCTGATGAAAACTCAGATTAACAAGGCAGACGTATTAGCGAAGGATGCCTACCTAATTGCAGATGCAATGATCCAACAAAGGGAGATTAGCGATGAACCTAGTACCAGTGAATGACATTAAAACAATGGCAGAAGCTGTTGCCAAGTCCGGCTTATTTGGCGTTAAGACCGCAGATGAAGCAATGGCGCTGATGCTGATTGCACAAGCAGAAGGCCAGCACCCAGCGATTGCAGCAAGAGATTACCACATCATTCAAGGCAAGCCAGCATTAAAGGCAGACGCAATGCTTGCACGTTTTCAAGCCGCTGGCGGCAAAGTCGAATGGAAGGCATATACAGATGAGTGTGTTACAGGGGTTTTTAGTCATCCTTCTGGTGGTTCTATTACTGTGGATTGGACTATCCGTCAGGCGCAGGGTATCGGACTCGTTAAGCCAGGGTCAGGATGGATTAAATATCCTAGAGCCATGCTTAGAAGCCGGTGCATTAGCGAAGGTATTCGCGCCGTTTACCCAGGGTGTGTGGTTGGAACCTATTCAGTCGAGGAAGTTCAAGACTTTGACGATAAGCCGACAAAGGCTGAATCACCTAAGGTCAAAGACATGGGAGCCGCAGAAGTCGTTGAGGAAATTAAACAGGCAAAGGTAGAAGGTGGCAATTTTTTGCCGCTGTACATACCGGACACGGAGGAGCCATACGGCAAGTCCACGGATTTAGAAGGCTGGGAGATTTCCTTCCACGATCTAGTCCACAAAATAAAGGCAAGCCAGAAACTAAGTGATGAAACCAAGCGCGACAAGCTCAAACGCTTGAAGGAAGTTAATCACGAAGTTATCGACACATTAGATGCAGCAACCAAGATGCGCGTAATCGCAGCATCGAATTCGTTGGAGGAAATATGAAACAGCATAAACAAGAGCCAGGCAAGGGCGTTCTGTACATGAACGACAAGCGCAAGGAAGGAAACAAGCAGCCGCATTACAAAGGTGGATTCACTGCCAGTAAAGACATTGCTGCTGGTGAGTGGGTGAAGATGGCAGCATGGAAGTATCCAACCCAAGTAGGCGATTTGATTAGCCTTGCTGAAGATAATTTCCAGCCTGATCCTAATTACCAGAAGCCTAAGGAACTATCCAAGCCTAGAGAATCAAAACCATTTAATGATGATGAGATTCCCTTCTAATGGCAAAACTTAGCCCAACACAAAGAAGCCTGGAGTATCTGCGAGAGCAGGGTTACCACGTTGAGATTGTCGAGAAGTGGAATCACTGGGCAAGGATACGCCAGGACTTGTGGGGCTGGTGCGATCTGCTGGCGCTGAGAAAGAATGAAGTGCTTGCGGTACAAGTAACGGCATCAGCAGTCGCAACCCGCATCAAGAAGATTCAGGACTCTCCGACAGTGCAGTTTGTCAGAGATGCTGGGATCAGAATAGAAGTACACGGATGGCGCAAAAACGCCAAAGATGAATGGGTGATTAGAGTGGAGGATATATCGTGAATGCAGCCCAAATAGATAAGTCAGACCGTCTTCAGAAAGTCGCAAAACTTTTGGGGCGGGGAGGTGAATATACAACTATGGAAATTATCCAGAAAGCAGGAGTGTGTGCAGTCAACAGCATTATCTCTGAATTAAGGCAGAACGGATATGACATTAGTTGTGAGCGCCGCGCAGACAAATGGTTTTATAGGATGAACAAATGAGAGATCCATTCCTAATTGACGAGCCAACTTGCATAAGTTTTAGTGGAGGAAGAACTTCTGCTTATCTTCTTTGGCGCGTATTGCAATCTAATAATGGTTTGCCGAATGAAGCTATCGTTTGTTTTGCTAATACAGGAAAAGAAGAAGAAGCCACTTTAGAGTTTGTCCGCGATTGTGCCGTCAACTGGAATGTCAACATTCATTGGATCGAATACAGATCAGAAGAACCTGGTTGGGCAGAGGTAAATTTTGAAACAGCCAGCAGAAATGGGGAACCATTTGAGCAACTTGTTATAAAGAAAAAATATCTGCCTAATCCAGTAACTAGATTTTGTACTATAGAAATGAAGATAAGAGCGATCCATAAATTTCTTAAAAATAAAGGATGGGATCACAATGAAAACATGGACTGGTTAGGAATTAGAGCTGATGAGCCTAGACGAGCCGCCAAGATGAACAGAGACAGAACACCTTTAGTGGTTGCTGGTATTACCGCAAAAGATGTTGGAGAGTTTTGGTCTTTAAATGCATTTGATTTAAAACTTCCTAACATGAATGGAAAAACCATGCATGGAAATTGTGATCTGTGTTTTTTAAAAGGGGGAAATCAAATATTAAGTTTAATAAAAGAAAAACCAGAACGAGCGACTTGGTGGGCAAAAATAGAAACTCTTGTTCAGTCAAGCAACAAAATTATTGGTGACGGAGCCAGATTTAGAAAAGATAGACCAAGCTATGCAGAAATGTATAAATTTGCCAATAATCAATCTGATATGTTTGGCATGGATGATGAATCAATTTCTTGTTTTTGCGGAGATTAAATGACAAAAATATTTATAGCCACACCTATGTACGGAGGCCAGTGCTTTGGCTTCTATGCTCAATCGTTGATGCAGCTTAACAATCTGTTCCGCGATAAAGAAATACCCAGCATGATGAGCTTTATGTTTAACGAGAGCCTAATTACTAGGGGCAGGAATGCGCTGGTGCATGGTTTTATGAAGACAGACTGCACTCATTTGATGTTTATTGACGCAGATATTCGCTTCAATCCCAATGACGTAATCCCAATGATTGAGGCAGACAAGGACATTATCTGTGGCATCTACCCTAAAAAGGAAATCAACTGGAGTAGTGTCAAACGGGCGATGGATGCTGGCGTTGCTAACGATCAACTCAAGCACCACACCGGCAGCTTTGTGGTGAACCTGGTTGACTACGCTGGTGAGGTAACAGTGCCAGTCAATGAGCCAGTGGAGATATTTAATGGCGGCACAGGCTTCATGCTAATTAAGCGTGAGGTATTTGAGAAGCTGGCTGCTGCTGTTCCTGAGTACACCAATGACGTTACTGATCTGGCTGGAACTCTTGGCGCAGAGAAAATAAAAGAATACTTTGCGACAAGCATAGAGCCAGGAACGAACCGGCTTTTGTCAGAGGATTATCACTTCTGCAAAATCTGGCGAGACATTGGCGGCAAGGTTTACGCAGCACCGTGGGCGCATCTCTCACACATTGGCAGCTATGTGTTTGAGGGTGCGCTGCTTTCATCACCATAAGGAGGAGCAATGAGTAGAAACCCAGAACTCTATATGCAAGCAAATCCGCTGCTTGACTACTTGAGGAAACTTTCAGGATGCAAGTCGGACGCAGCACTTGGTGCGCTGCTGAACATTTCAAATCCAACACTAAGTAAAATGCGGCATAAGAAAACCACATTGTCACCAACAGTAATTCTAGCTATTCATGAAAAGCTAGATGTTCCAGTAGCAACTATCCGTGAACTTAATGCAAAGGAGGAAGCATGAAATACTTATTCGCACTTTGGCTGGCAGTCGCAGCACCAATGGTTTATGCGGCTTGCACTTACAATACTTATTGCAGCGGAGGTCAGTGCGTTTATTGCACTACCTGCTGTTATGGCGGCAACTGTCAAACCAACTGCAATTAACGAGAACGTGGTTTCCTTGCTGTCTTTGCAGAACGGACAAAGGCTTCCTTAGTCGGGTAGCCTTTTTCTCCAGGACGCTTAGGCGGCAAGCCCTTCTCACGGCGCTTGTTGATATTGTAGTAAAGACCTGTTTTCATTTCAGCCCCCAAAAGTATAAGTCGTTAGCCGTATAGTCAGCTATAAATTCATATACTTTAAATGCGCTGAGATCACATTCCTGGCGCACATCTTCTTCCGTCAGGTTGCGGTAGTAATCTCCGCAGAAGGGAGCGTCATGCGGCGTTGTTCGCCTTGTGCCATGCTCTGCCCTTCCCGTCGTAGCGCAGCTAAAGAATACGAGCTTGCTTGCCATGCGTGTCATGTTTGCAAATGTTTTAGCCCACTCAGGGTTATGCTCAAAACATTCACAGCTTGCAACCACATCAAATGTTCCGTC